GGCGGCCACGGGCTACGCGCTGGGTGTCCGCGCCTGGGGCAACCGTTCCTGCGCCTACCCCTCCAGCACCAAGCTCTCCAACTTCGTGAGCGTGCGCCGGACGGCGGATGTGATTCACGACTCGATGGAGACTGCGGCCCTGCAGTTCATGGACCAGCCCATCACGGGCGCCCTCATCCGCAGCATCCTGGAGACGGCCAACGCCTTCGTTCGGGATCTCATCGGCAAGGGCGCGCTAATCGACGGCAAGGTGACCTTCGACGCCGGGAAGAACAGTGCCGAGCAGCTGGCGGCCGGTCAGCTCACCTTCGACCTGGTCATGCTCCCGCCGCCCCCCGCCGAGCGGATCGTCTTTGAGAGCTACCTCGACATCAACCTTTTCTCCAGCCTGACGGCGTGAGGTGACCCATGAGCATTCAGACCGCTCGCATCAGCAACGCCGCCCTCTACAGCGCGGGCAAGTCGTTTCTTGGCCGCGCCAAGAGCATCGAGATTCCTAGCCTCAAGCGCCTCACCGAGAAGTACGAGGGCTTGGGGATGCTCGGCGCCGTCGAGTTCCCCACGGGCGCCTTCGATGTCCTGGAGGCGAACATCACCATGAACGCCCTCTCCAAGGACTTCCTCGGCGAAATCCTGAAGGTGGACAAGGCCGCCGACCTCCTGGTCATGTCGCCCCAGGAGGTGTGGGTCTCTGGCGCCCGGGTGGCCGTCGAGGGCGTGGAAATCGCCATGCGTGGCTTCGCCAAGGAAGCCGGCGTCGGCACCTTCGAGCAGAACAAGCCCACGGAGGGCAAGTACACCCTGAGCCTGAGCTACATGAGCATTACGGCTGCCGGGAGTGAACTGGTCCTCTACGATGCCCAGAACAACATCCTCGTCGTAGACGGCGCGGATCAGCACGCCGCCCTCCGCGCGGCGATGGGCTCTTGATGTCAGCCGAAGTGAAGCTCCCGATCTGTGGCAAGGTCGCCACCTTCCGCCGCCTGAAGGGCGGAGACCTCATCGAGGCCGAACGGCAGTGCCAGGACCCGAAATCCGAAAAGGAATACGGCCTGGCGCTGCTGGCGCGGCGCGTGCTACTCAACGGCGTGCAGGCTGGGAAGCACGAGATGGAGGACATGGACGAGGACGATCTCGCCGAGCTGTTCCGGGGCGCTGAGGTTTTTCTCTCGTCCTTCCGGCCGGCGCCTTCGCTGCTCTCTGGAGGACTTTCGGCCTCGGCCTAAAGGACGCTCTGGAGATGGACGCCGAGCAGCTCGTGTGGTGGCTCGGGAGGATCGAACACGAGGCTGAGGAGGACGGGTGAACTTCCAGGACGCGCTGGTCAAGGTGATCTTCCAGGGCATCGACCGGATGACCGGCCCGATGCGGGGAATCGACCGCCAGGCCGCCGTCCTGCAGGCCCGGATGACCAAGCTCGGTCAGGTCGGCGGGAAGATCAGCGCCATGGGTGGGCGGATGCTCACCTTTGGCGGCCTGGGCGCGGGCCTGGGGTTCGGGGCCATGGTCAAGGAGGCCGGGGATGCCCAGGCGCAGCTCATCCAGCTGGCGAACATCGCCAACCTCAGCGATGGGCAGATGCGGGCCATGGGGAACTCCGTTCTGGACCTCAGCAGCAAGGTCGGGCAGAGCCAGAAGGAGATCCTGGAGGGGCTGCAGACGCTCATGGGCGCCGGCCTTTCTCAGAGTGAGTCCATGGCGTCCATGCGGACCCTGGGCAAGGTGGCCACGGCCTACGGCGCGGATGTGAACGAGACGGCCCGCACGGCCTACGCCGCCTTCAGCAACCTCAAGGTGCCCGTGGGCGAGGTCGGGAAGCTCTTCGATGTCCTGGCCCAGGCGGGCAAGGAAGGCAATTTCGAGCTGAAGGACATGGCGAAGGAACTGCCTAGCATCGCCGCTTCGGCGCAGATGCTCGGCGTCACGGGCATCAGCGGGGCCTCGCGGATCGCCGCGGCGCTGCAAATCGCCCGGCGTGGCGCGGGTGACCCATCCGAGGCTGCGAACAACATGCAGAACTTCCTGATGAAGATCGGGAGCGCAGACACTGAACGGAAGATGAAGAAGATCGGCGTGAACTGGGCCGCCGAGATGAAGAAGTTCAAGGCGTCAGACGATGTTTTCTTGGCCGTGGGCGAGAGGCTCAACGAGCTGGAAGCGAAGGGCGCGAACATCCAGCACCTGTTTGAGGACCAGCAGGTGAAGAAGTTCCTGAATACCTTCCGGACAAACCTGGATGACTACCGCAAGATCCGCGACAACTCGTTCAACGCCAATGGCGTCGTGGGCAAGGACTTCCAGCGCGCCTCCGAGGGCATCAACCAGTCCCTGAAGAACCTCAAGATCTCTTTCACCAAGCTCATCCAGCCCAAGCTGGAACCGTTCCTGCGCAGCGCGGCCAAGTGGATGGACCGCTTCGCCAAGAACCCGGCGGCTTTTGACGGGCTGTTGAAGCTGGGCGCAGGCCTCGCAGCGCTCGCAGTGGGCATGAAGGTGTTCGGCGGGGCAGCGTCCCTCCTCGGCTCTCCCGTGGTCCAGAGCGCCATCATGGGCGGCGGGCTGGCCCGGGGGCTGCAGGGGATCACTGGCGTCATGGGGCCACTGCTGCCGGGCGTGTCCGGCCTGGTGCTGGCCGCCGGGCCGCTCCTGCCCATTATCGCGGGGCTCGCCATTGGGGCTGCCTTGTTCGCTGGTGGGCTCGGATTGATGTGGGCCTATTCAGACCAGATCCAGGAACCCATCCAGAACCTGAAGAACGCCCTGGGCGGGCTGTGGGACGAGATAAAGGGGCTCCGCGGGGCGTTCACCCTTGACCTGGGCGAGTTTGGCGAGCTGAACGCGGGCGCCGCGGCTGCGGAGGTTTTCACGAATCACCTCAGGGGCGTGGTGGAGCAGCTCACGATGGCAGTGCGCATGGCTAAGGTTTTGGGCGCTTACATGAACATGGCAGTGCAGCCTCTGGCATCATTGGGCGCGGGCGCTGACGCCTTCATGACAGCGAAGCAGGGCGGGGCCTCGGACATCGGCGCGGCCTGGGTGGCGACGAAAGCTACGGCTACGGCACAGGCCGCCGGGTCCCAGCGTGCGGGCCAGCGCTTGACCACGGCGTGGGGCGGGATGTGGGGTCCTGATATGGCTTCAGGGATGGTGGCCAAGCCAGCGCCTCAGGAATCCAACATCGCCCGCTACTCGAGGACAGTCCGGGAAGCTGTGGGCAAGGAATCGGTGAAGGTCGGGAACATCACCATCAACCTCGAATCCGGCTGGGGCGAGAAGCAAATCGCCGACAAAATCGTCAAGGAGCTGCGCGAGGCCAAGGCCAAGGCTGAGCGCCGGTCCCTCCGCACCGGCCCTGATTCCACCTCCTACGCACTCTCGGGGGCACACTGATGGCCACGCCTTCCGGGACCCCCCCCATCAAGTACCTCGTGGCACTCGGAGACATCGAGTTCAGTGCGATCCAAGGCGTGACCGGCTGGGACCAGTCCGAAGCGTCGAGCCTGCCTGAGCACAGCGTCATCACAGGGAAGCAGAAGCTGCAGTTTCTCGGCACCGATCTCATCGATCTGACGCTCACGCTGAAACTCTCAGCGGTCCTCACCAAGACTCCGGTGGAGTGGCGCCTGGCTGAGCTGAAGGCAGCTCAGAAGGAGGGCCGCGTCTTGCCGTTGCGGCTCGGGGCTGGTTTCTTCAAGGGCTACTTCGTCATCAAGAACCTCACCGTAAAGCCCGGCAAGATGCTCTCCAACGGCCTCATGGTCTGGGCCGAGGTGACGATCGGCCTGCGTGAGTTCGTCGAGTCCAAGGGCCTGGTGCGCGTCCCGGCGAACCGTCCTGGCGTGGTCCCGTCAACAGGGAACACCCCCATCACCACTCAACAGGGAGGGTGACCCATGGCCTCCTACCTTGAGCACCGCACGCGCACCGGGGACCGGCTCGATCTCCTGGCCTGGACCTACTACGGCAACCCCTACGAGTGGCCGCGCATCATGGAGGCGAACCCGACCGCCGCGTTGGCGGGCCTCCGACAGCCAGTGCTGGCCGCTGGCCTGGTGCTCAAGATCCCGCTGGTCGCCCAGGACGATCTGCTCATCCAGCCGGCCTTTGAGTTCTGGGCGTAGCCATGACCTTGCCACGGGTCCCTATGCCCATCTACCGGCTGGAGTGGCGGGACGCCGATGTGGCTGCGGACATCTCCCCCTATCTAGTGCAGATCGAGTGCGTGGACAACCTACACGGCCAGGCCGACGAGCTGAGCATCACCTTAGAGGATTCAAGGCGGATCTTCTCCACGACATTCTTCCCAAAACTCGGCGACGACTTCCGGCTCTGGGTCGGCTATGACACGGGAGGTTTGCAGGGATTGAGGTATTGCGGGAACTTCTTCGCCGATGAAATAAGGTTCCACGGGCCACCCGACCAAATGACAGTGCGGGCGCTCAGCTCTCAGAACAAGGCCCCCACTCGCCAGCGCGGATCAAAGACTTGGACCAAGGCGAAGCTCAGGGATGTGCTCCAGGCCACCGCGAAGGCTTCCGGCGTGACGCTCAAGGGGCAGGTGCCAGAGATCAGCCTTGACCGTGTGACACGAGACAATGAAACCCCCATGGAATTTATGTGCCGGCTCTCCGAAGAGTGGGGGTGCGTCTTCAAGGCCACCGGGAACGAAGTTGTAGTGAGTCCGCTCGCCGACGCATTGGGTGCCGATCCAATATTTACGGTGAGCCGGGCTGATGTGCGCGATTACGACCTCACATCTAAATCGTCGAATGTGGCTCGGGGCGCGGTGGTCCGACGGTGGAACCCCGAGATCAAGGACAAGATTCTCACCACGGCAAAGCGGCGAGACCCAGTGGCCAGCGCGAAAGAGCCTGTGCCCTCGACCAAGAAGTTCATGACCACATTCCTCGCCGGCGATGGTGCCCAGGATGTGGCGGTAATCAGCGAACGGGTGGAGGACTACGCCCAGGCTGAAGTGCGGGCTACGGCCAGGATGCTCCACGAGAGTATGAAGACCGCTCAAGGCTCGATTTCGATGATGGGTGATCCCAGGGTGCGTGCCGGCGCGATCTTGCGACTGGTCGGGTTCGGTGCGCAGGATGGGAAGTATGCGGCCGTCCGGGTGATGCACCGGATCCAGCGCGGCTCCGGCTTTGAAACCTCTGTTGACCTCATGGCGACCCCATTCTGATGAGCTACCCTCTCCGGTTCGGCCTCGTGACCAATGTGGACGCCGCCAAGGCCCGGGCGAAGGTGCAGTTTGTCGAGGCCGTGGAAGGCGCCGAGGAGGGCCAGCAGGGCATGGAGTCCCACTGGCTGCATGTCGGCTGCCAGTGGAGCCTGGGCGCGCAGGAGTTCGTCATGCCGACCATCGGCGAGCAGGTGGCGTGCCTGATGGATGAGCGTTGCGAGTTCGGCGTCATCGTCTGTGCGATCTACAGCGACACCGACCCGCCCCCGTCAGCTCCGGCCAAGGCGTGGCACCGCGAGTTCCCAGATGGGACGATCCTCCAGTACGATCCCACGGCGCACGAGCTGCTGGCCCATGTCGAGGGCACGGCCACCCTGGAGGCTACCGGGGATGTCCTGGTCCACAGCGATGCAGACGCCACGGTCCAGGCTGGCGGCACCGCCACGGTCCAGGCCGCGGACATCATCCTGGACGGGGATGTGACCGTGACGGGCACCCTGACCGCCGAGGACACGATCACCGCCACCGGGGAGATCACCTCGGGCACCGTGGCCCTCACCGCGCACCTCCACAGCGGCGTGACCGCTGGCGGCGCGGTTTCCGGCCCGCCTGTCCCATAGGTTCGCCCGTTTAAAGCGGTTCACTGAAAGGGCGAAGTCAGCGGCCTGACCCTGAACCCGTGGTGATCGCGGTCCAGGACATCCGGGCGGCCTACTGGCAGCCGAGGCTCTCCCACCTGGGCGAGATCGTGGAGGATGTGGAGGACATCCACCAGTGCCTCACGGTGATCCTGACCACGCAACAGGGCTCGGATGCGCTGCGTCCCGACTTCGCGCTGAACCTGATGGATTATGTGGACCGGCCCATCGGCGATGTCAGCGCCGGGCTGATCACGGACATCATCGACGCCGTGACACGCTGGGAACAGCGCTGCCAGATCCTCAAGGCCGAGGTCACCGCGGAGGCCCCCGCAACGCTCATCCTGTCGCTGACCTGGCGCCCCGTGAACGCGGCGAACAGTGGGACCCGGGCGTACCTGACAACGGTGGAGATCGCGCCCGTCACTGGCACAGCGCCGGATGAGTTTGTCACCATCCCCTTCCTCGCCTCCCTCACGGTGGCGGCGGTGGACGGAGGGACCTTCTGATGCCGCGCGGGACGCTCATCCGTCTGCGCCGTGGCCTGGCCGCCGATGTGGCCTCCATCGCGGACGCCCAGGACGGCGAACTGTTCCTGGCCTCCGACACGAATGAACTTTACATCGGCGAGGGCGATGGATCTGCCGACCCGATTGTGGTGGACCAGGCGAACATCCTGAACCCGACGGCCGCCTACACCGCGCCCGTGCGGGGCACCGTAGCGGGTGCGACGGCTTCGCTGGCCGACGATGCGACGGGTGATCTCTCCCTCGCCATTGGGAAGATCGCCACCGCCCTGAAGATCCAGACCAGTGCTGCCGCGTGGGTCCGGCTCTACTCGACGGCAGCCTACCGCACGGCGGACGCGGGGCGCCTGATCACCGAAGACCCCGAGGGCGAGCACGGTCTCATCGGCGAGGTTCTGACGGATGCCGGGAACCTGACTCTGGACCTGGACCCGCCCTTCCTCGGCGCGAACCTGGATGGCTCGCCGGCCTCGACCTGGTACCTCGCCGTCCAAAACAAGAGTGGTGGGACGGTGGCGATCACCGTGACCGTCACGCGCCTGGTGATGGAGGTCTGATGGCACTCACCTCATGGTCCAACGCGGCGTACTACACCGGCTCCGGCGGCACAACGGGCTTCCGACAGTGGATGAACGACATCAACGCCGCCGTGATCGCGGCGGGCCTCGTCCAGACTTCGGACACTGGCCAGATCAACCGGGCGACGGCCGTGCTGGCGGGCGATGGCGTGGCGGTCGGCTACGAGATGTTCCGCTTCGATGACGCGCTCCAGGGCAGCTATCCGGTGTTCGTGAAAATCGAATACGGCTCGGCGGGCGCGGGATCCATGATCGGCGTCTGGGTGACGGTGGGCACTTCCACAGATGGTGCCGGGACGCTGGGCACCATCAAGACCACACGGGTGCTGATCCATCCGAATGGGACCTCCGTCAGCACCTTGGCGAGCTTCATCAGTGGCGGGAGCTCGCGGCTGACCTTCTGTGGGTTCCATGACTCCAACAGCACCGCCCCCGGGTGTTTCTTCTTCAATGTCGAGCGGTTCAAGACCACGGCTGGTTCCGACGCGAACACGGGCGTGGCGTTCTGCTATGCGATGCCCTCTGCCAATGTCCAGCAGTCCATCACCTTCTCTGGGACGCAGCCCGCCGCCATGACCGTGCTGGGCTCGTCCCTGCCCACGGGTGTGACCACATGGGCGAATGGCGCAGACATCCACCTGGGGCCGGTCTTCCCGCGGGCCTGGGGCCTCCAACCCGCGAACACGGGCGTGTTGAGCTACTTCACCGCCGATCTGACGCGGGGCGTCCCGGTGACCATCTCGGTTTACGGCGCGAACCACAGCTATCTCCCGCTCTCCACGACCAGCGGGATCTCGGGCCTCGGCGTGAATAGCTCTGCTGCCCTGCTGGTGAGGTACGACTGATGGCTACCCTCGTCGAAACCCCGCCACCGCCCGCCCTGCCGCTGGTGAAGCTGTTCCCCCTCGCCACGATGGGCCGGGGTGGTGCGCCCAGGCCTGACGCGGGGCAGCTGTGGCCGCGCGGCGTCCCGACCGAGCTGAGGTAATACCATGACCACCGCGCTCCCGCTTCGCCCCGCCTTCATCGAGACTGACCAGGCCACCATCGTCAACGACATGGTGACGGACTTTGAGGCTTCGTCCGCGAAGGCTCTCCAGCCGGCCCAGGTCGAACGGCTGATGATCAACGCCTACGCCTACCGCGAGGGCCTGGTGCGCATGGGCGTGCAGCTCGCCGC